TATAGAAGTCAGAATAGCCATCACGACCAGTTACTGATTCGTGGTGCAATCTCACCCATTCCATCACAGCTTGTTGGGCCGAAGGGGATATGGGGCTGTACAGTTCTAAAGAGATGTCCTTCCACTCTGCTTTACCTTTTAACTTGCGGTAAACGTTGATGTGTTCTACTTTGATCTCGTTTAAAGTAACGCCTGGAGCATCAGCTTTTTTGATCATGTACGAAGGAACACCGTCTACAAAGAATACGAAGCGATTCTGAACCATTGGTTCGAAGCTCGTAAACATTATTTCCGATGGATCTAAAATTGGCATTTGTTCTTATTTTATATAAATATCTGTGATCTAATTATTTCTTACCTTTTAAAGCAGACGGTTTAACTAATTTCTTGATCAATTTTGTGTCTTCTGCAGTATCGTCGTGCTTTTCGTGCATTTTCTTTTTGCTTTCTCCCAACTTTTCTTTAGAAGCACCGAATCCTTCACCACCTTCAGCTTTAGTTTCTTTGAAAGCCTTGATAAAACCATCGATTCCTGATAAACCTTGCTCTTTCATTTTCTTTAAAGCACCCTTTAACAATATTTTGCTTACGCCCAATATTGGTGCCATGAAAGCCAATGCAGGTCCTGCTACTGCCCAATCTATATTGATTTCTTCTATCTTACCTTTTTTCTCTCCTAAAGCTTGAGACAATTTTTCCGGACGGAAAGTTGGCTCTAATTGCTTTGATTGAGCCGCTGTTTCAGTAGAAGATAATTCTTCTTTGATTTTTTTCTTAGTTTCTCCCAAAGATTTCTTAACGCTTACTTTTTCAGTGTACGCATCATCTTTAACGAAAGCCTTACCTTTGTGAGCTCCGCCGCCTTTTTTAGGCTCTTTGTCGGAGTGTTTTCCTGCAGGATTTACTTTCTTTGCTGGTTTGCTATAGTCGTCTTCTTTAGCGTATTTTTTGCCGGAATGACCGCCTTTAGGTTCTTTATCACCAGCTTCCAATAAAGCCTTTCTAAGTGCTGATTCGTATAAAGCTTTAGGAACTTTGATTCTAACTAATGTACTATTTTTCATTATAGTTGTTTATTATATTTTTAATTATTGAGCGAATGTTGCACCGGTTGGTAATATGTTGAAATCCAATTGAATGAATTCAGCAACTCTTGTCGGTTGTAAGTAGATGCTACCCACTAAAATGTTTCTGTCTATTTGGTCAGGTGTATTGTTTGTGCTGTCCATAATTACTTGGAATGCATACAATCCTTGTCTTTGTTGTACTGATTCTAAGTAAGGGTTAACTTGATTCAAGAATTTGTTCCAAGTAACTTGCGTATTAGGTTCGAATACTAAAGTCTGACCAACTTGTCTGATGTATCTTTTCAATGAGATCAACAATCTTCTAACGTTTACTCTATCCAACGCTGAAGCTTTGGCCTGTAAAGTTTTTTGACCGTAGATAACTGTACCAACTCCGGTGAATGTTGCGATTGGGTTAACTTTCGCTGCGTATAGATTATTTCTATCTGTGATAGACAATCTTCTTTCAGGTTGTAAAGCGGTAGATAAACCTCCTCTGTTTAAACCTGCAGGTGCCCACCATTCTGCCGCAATTTTATCATTGTATTCGTATACAGCTGGAACTAATACTGAAGGTGGAACGAAATTCATTCTTCCTGTTTCAGAAGATTTTATTTGAATCCAAGGCCAGTAAGTAGCTCCGTATGAATTATCAAAGCTTGTAGCTGCACTGGTTACAGTGGATAATTGTTGATTGTATCCAACTAAATCTATCACTGAAATGTTATCGCCTCTTGTGCTTGATAATTGTAACAGACTATTAATTTCTGAAGGAGCATTTTGATTAGTGATTCCTGGAGCGTATATTACGTTAAAATCGTAAGTGTCTTGGTTGCCCAATAAACTGATTGCCGTATCGTAATCTGGTCCGTATACACCTTGAATGTTAGTTGTAGGAGTTACGTAAGCAGATGTAACTGTTGGAATGCTCTCGAACATGTTCAATGGAGCCAATCCGTAAGATCCCCAGAAAGGACCAGTTGCACCACCGAATCCACCGTTGTAAGATCCAGATCCTGATTGAGGCAATGAAGCCGTAAATTGATTTTGAGGAATTCCAGTTTGACTGAAATAATTTGGAGTCGTGTTAACAGAAGCTACGTAAACGTACTTAGACTTGTTTGTGTAGCTACCAGTGTTTTGTAGGTAGTAAGTTCCTGTACTAGGATCAGCGGCTAAAGTTTGATATTGATCACCGATTACATAAGAAATGAAATTTCCTTGGTTAGGATCCAAAGATAAATTAGACCAGCTTTCTAAAACTGTCTTACTATTTTCGTAATCGTCGCCCCTTCTGATGTTCAGTGTAAATGTGCCAGACCCGCTGTTATATCCAACAACTTCCCATCTAACGTTAACAGAAGAACCCGAAGGTATCGCTCCATTTAATCCTATTGTTTGGGATCCTGTAATAGCGTTGTTCATTATTGTACCAACAGAAAGAGTATTCAATTGGAAAGCTTGTGTACCGTTTAAAGCGGCAATACTAGCAGTTGCAACTGTGTAAGAACCTGATGCTACCCTTGTTACCAATAAAGAACTACCACCCTGATTAAAATAGTTTAACACAGCAACGCTGGTTAAGTATTCTAAAGTAACGCCTCCTGAAACGAAGGTAGAACCAAATATTTGTTTGTATTGTGAATACGAAGTTACTAGAGTTGGATTGTTTACCGGTCCTAATACTGTTGGACCAACGATAGCTGCTCCTGCGGCTATTGGTCCTGCTGTTATCTGACTTTGATCGTTCTCGTTTAAGAAAACGCCTGGACTAATGAGTGTTTCGGCCATTTATGTTATTTTTTAGCTACTAATAAATATAGACCTATTGATCAAAACACTATTGAAATTCCCCGGTATTAATATTTATGGAAACTGTTCCGTAAGTGTCCCTTAAGTCCTGAAAGAAACTAAACTCCCTTGATCTAATATCCTTAATCTTATTAGTTAGATCTTGAATTTGAAGCTCTAAAACTGTTTTTTGATAGTTTAATTCTCCTAATGCTGAGGCCACTTCAAAGGCGTCCTGTTTTAAGAGATTCAATTTTGCTAATTCGTCCTCTGTGATTTTTTTTACTTCTGGCATAGACTGTTTTTTATTTTTATTTTTTTCCTGTTGCTTTTTTAACTTTTGTTTCTACGTTAGCCACTTCTTCTTTTACTTTTTTTGTAGTTTTTTTAACTTCAGCCAATAATTCTTTAGTATCTTCTGCTGCAATTTCTTCTGCTTTAGCTACAACTTCTTCCACTTCTTTTGTAGCCGTTTCAACTACTTGTGTTGCTTTTTCAACAGTTGATTTAATTCCCTCTTCTAAATTATGTTCGATGGATTGAATGTGAGCTTTGTTCTTTATTGCTAAAGTAACAAAAATAGCAATGATAAGGATGATAATGATAAATGTCATAAGATGTATTTTGTTTGCTTATGTATATAAATATACAATTCTTGTCTATAAAAATTTATTACGCTTCTGTTTTTAATAAGCTAAAGAAAATCGGATAGTTAGCGTCTGATTCTATTTTTTCCAAAATGTCAATAGAGAATGCTTTGTATTCTAACTCTCTAGTTTCTTGTAACAAAGCGTTAAATTCGTTTTGAAACTCAAGAAAGACTGGGTTTGGATCTCCTGAAATAATTTGGCCTGCCTCGTTTTTAACAGGGTTTATGTACATTTGGATAGTATAGTTACCTTGGTCATCTTGGGTACCGTACTTTTTTAAAATGTCCTCTTTCAATTTTTCGCAATCCTGTTTTACCTCTGCTACTTTTTTTACTAAATCGTTTATCCAGTACTTAGTAACTAATTTTAATTTTTCTTGTAAAAGACCTTTTAATAGTACTTCACCTGTTTGAGTATTTGAAACCCCGTTTAACTCTGCTTCTAAAGCATAAAATTCATGCAATTTTAATGTAACTTTTTCCATTTTTTATTTTGTTTTATTATAGTGTAAAATATTTTTATTGAAGCGTTACACTCCACTCCGAACAAACATAAGCAACCACTTTATCAGCTAATGAACCTGATCCGGGTAACGTTGAACCAGTAACATTGAAATTATCGTAAAATACGTCTCCATAAGGCATTGGAGGTACAGAACCGGAAGGAATGTAGCTCAATCTAGCGTTAATGTTTACGATGTCTTGGAATACTTGATTGTTAGCGTCTACGTATAACGTATTGGCAGTTTTAGTTAACACTTGCTTATCAGCAATTGAAAATTGATTACTTGTTGAACCTAAAAGTGACATAGTTTTATTGTTTTAGTTTGTTATTGTATATATAAATATGCGTGTTTTAAATTAAACTACCAAATTTCTTTTAAATACAATTTGTTTTTTATAATAGGCTATAAATAAAATAGTTAGTATACCTGCAAAGGTTACTATGTTGCCATTATCATCCCAAGTCGGTACTGGCTTTCCAAAATTATTTGGATTCGTTTGCCAATCCCATCTGGCTTTCTCTCTGCCTGTTGTGTCTTGAGAAAATGAATGTAAGCTAATTAATAACATTAAAATTAATAATAGTTTTTTCATATTATACTGGTGTTAATCCAAATCTAATTGCAAATGCGTCGTAGTTTTGGGTGATTTGAGTTGAGGTTAAAGGAGCACTATACACCATTCCTATATAAAGATTAGTGTATGAAACTGCTCCGTAAGGTGACATACCATATCTTAAAGTGTGAGCTGTATTGGATGAGAAATTTCCCATTGAGCTATTTGTAGTGGATGCTACTGATGTAGTATTTATATAAGTTGTGGCTGTTTTTGTACTGTTATTCCAAACATAAGAAAACATATAAATTTGATTATTTAAAGTAACAGTGTTATTTGAATCTGATTCAAGGTTGTT